TAAGACCAAGTGTTTTGACGATTGCCCTAGAGCAACGCATCGATTCTGGATGCATCCTCAGTATATTGATGAGCGTCAGCGCATGGGAATCTGGACTGATGCTGAATTGAATATCAGCAAGACAGATGCTGACGAAGAGGTACTACAGGAATTCTATGAGCAGCACACTCTACTCGACCTTGATGGCGATGGCTTCAAAGAGCCTTGGTGTGTAACTGTTCACAAGGATTCGTCTAAAGTTGTAAGGATTAAGGCTGACTTCGCTGCTGATGATATTGCAGTGCGCATTGGTAAGGGCAAGGTGATGCCGATTGAGGAGATGCCAGCAGACGCAAGGAATGCTAAGGTTGCGAAGATTGAGCGTATCCAGTATTTTACTAAGTACACATTCATCCCTTCTCCAGATGGTTCGTTCTATGACATCGGATTAGGGCAGATCGTTGGCCCCATCAATGATTCAATCAGTTCTATCCTGAATCAGATCATTGACGCTGGCACTTATGCTAACCTCGCAGCTAATAGTGGATTTGTTGCTGATGGTGTGAGCGTTAATCGTCAGCGCGGCCCTATCAAGGTTAAGATGGGCGAATATAAGAGCGTCAAACTGCCAGCAGGCATGCCGAGCATTCAGAATGCAATCATGTCGCTTCCAGCCGGTGGGCCTAGTGCTGTCCTATTCAATACTTTAGGCATGCTGATTGGAGCGGCAAAGGACATTGCAGGAGTCCAGGATATACACACTGGCGGCACAGAGCGCAATGAGACTGCTACCACTACCATGATTCGTGTAGAGGAAGGCCAGAAGGTGTTCAATGCCATATTCAAGCGCATCTATCGTGCTATCGGCAATGAGCTGGAGAAGATTGCAGATCTGAACGCTATCTATCTTGAGCCGGAGACATATTTCAGAGTTCTTGATGACAACTCAGAGGGCGTGGTCACACTCGCAGACTTCCGCAATGATGGCACTGATGTTCAGCCTATCGCTGATCCATCTATGGCTAACACTGCAACGAAGATGGCTAAGGCTGAGTTCCTGATGGCACAGATGGGTAATCCACTGCTGAACAAGGAAGAGATTACTAAGCGTGCGCTAGACGCTGCTGATGTGAGTGATGTTGCTGCTCTGATTATTCCACAAGACCAGCTGCCACCTCCGCCGCCTGATCCAGCAATGGAGAAGATGGCCCTTGAAGCTCAGAAGATGAAGAATGAAGACATCAATGACGATAAGCGTGTCATCATTGAGGCTTCAAACGCTGAGACAAATGAGTATAAGGCTAAGACTGAGCGGTTCAAGGCTAAGGCTGAGGCTGCTGCTAAACTGGCAACTGCTGGCGTGGCATCAGACATTCTAGTCTCAATGGTTGCCGACCTTGAGAACATGGCTGCTGAAGACATCGAAGATCAACAGAAAGATATACAAGAAGATGCCAAGGAAGCTCAAGATGATCAGGTAGAGGATCAACCACAGATGGGTCAGGATATGCCGCAAGATATGGGACAGCCAATGCCTCCTGAAGTCGCACCAGAGGCGCAACCGATTCAATAAGGGATAAATATGAACGACGCAGAACTAAGGTTATGGAAAGCACTGCCAGAGACTAAGGCGGTGTTCAGCAGGTTAAGGGAAGTACAATCAGGGCTACAGGCCGATGCCATTGAGCTTGGTGATGTTCCTGATAGCCTGCAACAGTTAGCGATGCTTAAAGGTCGCTATTACGGCATCGAAGAGGTGCTAAACATTGAGGCAGATGAAGATACGGAGGACTAATGAGTAAGAACACATCAGGCATTTATCCGCTTGAGTATAAGTGTCTAGTAAGGATGAAAGAGAAGGCAGAAAAAACAGATGGTGGAATTGTTATTCCCGAAGAGATCAGGTCAAGAGAAGCGCATGCAATCCAAGAATGTGAGTTAATCGCAATCGGAGCATTAGCGTTCGATGATCCTGATTGGAAGGATTGCCCTGAAGTTGGTGATATTCTAATGACTGATAAATATCCAGGCTCTCCGGTGACTGGCAAAGACGGCAAAGAGTATCGCATCATCAATGACAAGGAAATCATCGCAAAGGTAGTTAAGGAGTAAGTAATGGCAGAAACAGAAGAGAAAACACTAGAGGTCACAGACCAAGATCCTGTACAGGAAGCCGCACAAGTATCGGAGGCAGAGGCAAAAGCCACCGACATGGGATGGGTTCCCCAAGACCAGTGGAAAGGCAATCCAGACGCATGGCGACCTGCTGAGGAATTTGTTCAGCGTGGCGAGAACATTCTACCCATCGTTAAGGATCGACTATCAAAGGCAGAGAATGACCTTAAAATGCTGCTCGCTTCACAGAAGCAGTTCGAGAAGCGCATCACTGAAGAGGCTAATGCTAAGGCTCAGGCATCCTATGAGAAGCGTGTGAAAGAACTTGATAAGCGAGAGCTAGAGGCATTCAACAACGCTGATACTGAAGAGTATCTGGCTGCCAAGAATGAACGCGCACAGCTTCAGCCACCAGTACTTGAGACAGTTGATGAAGCGCCAGCGCAGACCACTAATCCTGAGTTTGTTGAGTGGGAAAGCAAAAATGCATGGTATCAGGATGATGCAGTACTGCGCCGTAACGCTGACATTATCGCTGAGGAGGTGTGGGCGGCTAATCCTAATATGGCTGCTAAAGAGCTATATGCAAAGGTTGAAGCAAGAGTGAAAGAAGAGTTCTCTCACAAGTTCACCAACCCTAAGCGCGAAGAGGCTGCAGCAGTTGATTCAGGTTCCGGCACATCAACCAAGCAGTCAAACCGATTTGAAGATTTGCCAGCAGCGGCAAAAACACAGTTTTCACGACTTGAGGCAAGGATGAAAGCCAATGGTCGCGAATATAGCAAGGCTGACTTCGTAGCAGCCTACAATGAGTAAGGAGTACACAATGGCAGAACCAAAGGTAGACGGGCGCACACGAGGCGCAAAAGCACAGAAATCCCGCCGCACACGCAGAGCGTTTGGAGTCAGGCGCTTAAAGATGGAAATCGATGCAGCAACTCTTGATCGACTTGAGAGCGAGCAGATGGTTCCACGATGGGTCAACGATGAGAACAATGGACAGCGCATCCGAGACGCTATTGAAGGCGGGTATGAGTTTGTAGAATCACAAGGTAGCGAAGAGGTAGGAAGCGAGCAGGTAGACGCAGATAAGAAGATTAAGCTGACCGTTGGCACGAATAAAGACGGCTCACCTTTGTATGCTTTTCTGATGGCTATCCCCAAGGAATTCCGCGACGAAGACAACGCGGCTAAGGAACGACAGAATAAAATGGTTGATGATTCCATTCGAGCCGGAAGGCCAAACGGAACACAATCTCTCGGCGTATCGTCTGACTTGGCGAGCGTCACAGCAAAAAATATCAATTTAGACCGTTAAACGGTTTATAGGAGTTTAATATGGCAAACGCAACAGGAGCCTACGGGCTACGTCCTGTTCGTCATTTGAACGGTTCCCCTTGGTGTGGCACAACTGTACGATGCTACATCTCTGCTTCATACGCAACGGCACTGTTTATTGGCGATCCGATCCTTCTCACCCCAACACTGGCTGAGAAAGACGCAACAGGCATGCATCCAACCATCAATGCATCTGCAGGTACTGCAGGCACTTTGATTCGCGGTGTAATTACATCCTTCGAGCCACTTCCAAACGATCTGACTAAGAACTACAATCCAGCATCTACTGAGCGTTATGCTCAGGTATGTATGGACCCTGACGTTCTGTTTGCAGTTCGCGGCGATGGCGGCGGCACTCCATCAGCAGTATTCCCTGGTCAGAATGCGGTTCTTATCGCAACTGCAGCAGGCAGCACTGATACTGGCTTGTCTGGCTTCCACATGGACGAAGGCACAACTACTGCACCGAATACCACTCAGGACTTCACCCTCCATATCCACAGTGTAATGGACAAGGCTGATAATGAGCTGGCTGATAATGCTGAATATCTTGTTCAGCTGAACACTGTAGAAAACGCAACTGGCCGAATTCTCGGCATCACTGCGGCTTAAGGGGGTTAATCCATGACTATCGCAACGGGTTCACACCCTAAAGACCTATGGCCTGGAGTTAAAGCACACTTCGGCGCTACTTACGATGAACACAAGGAAGAATATTCCCAAGTGTTCGACATTGCATCATCCGATAAGAACTACGAGGAACGTGTTCAGTATCGCGGTATGGGCTTGGCTCCTACCAAGGATGAGGGCGCTTCAATCTCGTTTGAAGATACCCAGCAGGGATACACCTCACGCATCACTAACGTTACTTATGCCCTCGGCGGCATCGTAACTCGTGAAGCTATTGAGGATGGGCAGTATGAGAATCTGGCAACTCGCGTTGCTAGTCACATTGCCTTCTCTGTTCGTCAGACTCAGGAGAACGTATCAGCTAACATCCTGAACCGCGCTTTCAACACTAGCTACACTGGTGGCGATGGCTCTGTTCTAGTTGGCTCTGCACATCCAGAGGCTACCGGCTCTCAGAGCAATATCCTGACTGTTGCAGCTGACTTGTCAGAGGC